TTGATGGAGAAAGAATCTCTTTCCCCTTACAAGTCAATGGTGAGAACATTATTGCTGCATCAAATCAGTTAATGATCGTTCTTAATGGTGTTGTTCAGACTCCAGAAACTGCGTTTAAGGTGGAGAATGATTCCATTGTATTCTCAGAACCTCCCAAACCCCCTGCTAGTGTTAAGTATGCTGAGATTACTATCTCACAACTTCCACAATCAATCTTTAACTTTACTGATATTAGCGGCATTTTCCCGAATATTGGAGATACTATACAAGGTATTGTAAGTTCGGCTAAAGCAACAATAACTAAAGTTGAAGGTAGCAATCTTCAAGGTTTTATGACCGAAGGGACATTCCAGGTTGGAGAGTTGATTACTGGTAATGCTACTGGATTTAATGGTGATTTTGCTACTATCACCCCTGTAACCAATAATGGTTTATTTGCTTTCAATGAAACCATTTCCAATTTGGATGGTGATACTGCAAAGGTTGAGGAAATTAATCTTGAAGGTGGTCAGCAAGAACCTTTGGGTACTTTAAGATATGGCATCGGTACTTCCACAACATCATTTGAAGTTCTGACTTCTGATGCTTCTCAGTTTGCTGTTAGTGATAACATTCAGATTGCGTCTGAAATTATGACCATTAGTGCAGTTACTGCTGGCAGTGAATCTGGAATTATTAATCTTCAGGTAAGTAGAGCACAACTTGGAACTGCCGCTGTTTCCCACTTACAGGCTGCTCCTTTATATGGTACTGATATTGAGATTGGTAATAATCTGATTCTTAGTAAAACCGCTGGAACATATCAATCTACACCAGGATTGTTTGATATTGCATTAAATGACATTATTATTGGTGCTAAATCTGGAGTTGTTGCTACGGTTACTGCTACAAGTCCTTATCAAGATCCAGCAACTCAACAGTTTATTAGTCAGGTTAATATTTCACCTGGAGCAAGTTTCTCCGGTCTTCTGTTCAACAGAATTACTAGTATTAACTATCAAAACGTTGTTCTTGATGATATTTCTGCATCTCAAATTAGTATTGTTGATTTTGATGATAATACGACTCCGTTTGATTCCAACTTCCCAGCAAATGAAATTATCAACAATATTGTAATTGATGTTGTTAATGTTAATGGAACTTTCCAAGAAGGTGAAAAAATTAGAAATAAGAGAGTCGAACTTTCAAATACTGTTGGTGATTTTATTACCGATGAAAATACTTCCGTTAGAAAACTTACTCACGAGAAAAATACTCTTGGATCTGGATTCTTCACTGCCGGTCAGGTTATTAGAAATACTACATCTAAGGCAGAAGTTATTGGTTATAATCAAGCAAGAAAAACTGTTTACTTGGGTAAAGTAGCAAGATCTCAATATACTGGAGAGGATTATCATGTTTCTACTTTTAATGAAGAAGCACAACTTGATACGTCCACAAAGAGATATGGTCTATCTTCACTACTCTTAGCGCGTGCATATCATCAACATACTTTCGTTAGTGGTGTTGCAGATGCTATTACCTCTAATACTAATGTCACATATACTGCAGCAACTGGAACAACATATGATCCAGTAACTGGTGTATTGGTTCTTGAGATTGGTGCTCATGGTCTTTCGACCTCAGAAACAATTACAATTGCTGATAATGGATTAGTATTTACATGTGGCGCTGATGCTCACGGATCAAATCACCCATATCCCCGTTCCACAGATCCTGCTTCTGGTTCAACTATTGCAATTTCTGCTACTAGTGCTACTACTATTACAGTCAATGTAGGTGCCGCTAATGGCACTTCCGACTTCTTAAGTATTCCAACCTCTACTGAGTTTGGATTCGGCACTGGAAACTTCACTATTGAATTCTGGATGCGTGCTGGTAATATCTCTGGTACTAAAGCATTGGTTGATTTTAGATCTACTGCTACAGAACTTGCTCCTTATTTGTATCTTGATGGTATGAATTTGAAGTATTACAATAATGGTAGTGTTGTTATCACTGGCGCTACAAATCTTGGACACTCCACTTGGTATCATGTTGCTCTTTCTAGAAGTGGGAACAGCACTAAGTTATTCTTAAACGGTGTTCAAGAGGGTAGCACATATTCTGATGGTAGTGATTTTGGAACTACCAAACCAATTAAATTTGCTGGTGATTATGCAGGTGCTAACACGTTCTCTGGTCATTTGGATGAATTGAGAGTATCTTCGGTTGCTCGTTATACTGCCGATTTCACTGCTCCTACTGGATTATTCCAAGGCGATGCTGATACTAAACTTCTTTTACACTTTGATGGTGTTGATGGACAGGTTCACACTGATGATTGGTCTGGTACAGCATCTTGGACTGAAGGTGATGATTTCTGTAATGATGCTCTGAGAGAAACTCAAAGAAACACAGGTGGTAAGCACATCTTTGTTGAATCTTCTGCGGATGCTATTGCTGTAAATGGTACTAACGAACAAGTTACCGCAGCAACTTATAACCAAGTGACGGGTGATCTTGTTCTGACTATTGGTTCTCATAGTTATACAACTTCAAATACAGTTGTCATTGCAGCAAATGCTCTTACATTTACTTGCTCTAAAGATAATCATGCAACCAATCACACATATCCTAGATTAACCGATCCTGCATATGGTTCTACTCTTACTATTTCTGCGGTTACAGGCACTACACTTACAGTTAATGTTGGTGTTCCTACATCCGGATTTGTTGGAAAGACACACAGATATATTGATGCTTCCAGATTAATCTCCGAAAACAGATCGCTTATTGCTAAAGAATCCGTTTATCTGATGAGACAGAGATATCCAAATCTTGTCATTCCTGGCGATAGATTCACACCAACAGATGCAACGTATGATGCAACTACTGGATTGTTAACAATGGCAGTTAGTGCAAATACACTGACTAACGGTGGTAAGATTACACCTAGAAATGCAACATATGATGCTGCAACTGGTGATATGACTATTGCAGTAACTAATCATGGATTGAGTGTTGGTCAAAGAGTTAATATTAAAGTCAACTCTATAACATTTACTTGTGATCAAGATAGCAATGGATCAGAACATGAATATCCTCGTCCTACAGATCCTGCTGCTGGAGATTGGATTACTATTACTAGTGTGCCAAATGACCATGAATTTGTAATTAATGTTAGTGCATCTCCTTCAGGTCAGCAATACACTCACAATTTTGTTTCCGCTGAAACTGGTGCTATTACAGTAGAAAGAGATCGCATTAAGATCAATCCTAATGCATTGACATTTACATGTTCTAGTGATAATAATCAGACTGAGGTAACATATCCCCGTCCAAGAGATCCTGCTACTAAGTTTAATGCACTGCCTGTTGTTGATGCATCTTCTACGTCAATTACAGTTAATGTAGGTACATCTCCGTTTGTTTACTGGACACCTACTGGTGCAACGTATGATTCTGCAACTGGTGATTTTGTAATGACCATTCCAAATCATACAATTAATGCTGGAACTAAATTAAGACTTGCTAATCTTGGATTTACATTCACTTGCAGTCAAGACGCTAATGGTTCTCAGCATCAGTATCCTCGTTCCACTGATCCTGCATACAATACAACATTGAATGTTACTTCGGTAGGAACTACTACTGCGGATATTACTGGTGCGACTTATGTTCCCACCACCGGAATCCTGACCATTACTTCTAATGGACATAATCTCAGCACAGGAGATCACATTCAAATCGCAAGTGAATCCTTAACATTCACATGTGCCTATGATTCTAATGCTACAAATCACACATATCCCAGACAATCTGATCCCATTTGGGGATTATGGCAACCAGTTACGGTTGTTGATGGCAACACATTTACTTTAGATATTGGTACATCTACTGACACAACAACTCACAATTTCGTGTCTGCTACAACTGGTGCTTTAATCAAGCAAACCGGTGCGGTTACGATCAATGTCGGTGCTTCTCCTTCAGGTCAGCAATATACCTATGCATGGGTAAGTAATGTTGCAAATGCTGTTATTACTGGTGGTGCATATGTACACACATTCAAGTCTGCTATTGCTGGCGGTGTAGTCGCTGATCAGAAGGTGAACTGTGAAGATGATGTTCTTGATCTTACAGATGCACTGGTCGATGATCTTAGAAATGGTTCTAATACTCATCTTTGGGATGCATCTGCTCTATATGTAAACAGGGAAGCAAATCCTGTACAATTAAATCATGTTGAAACTGAGATTCCACAAACACTTTGGGTTCTCAATAAACACGTTGAACTTGTCAATAAGATTATTAATAACGAATTAATTACAATTCAAGGTGATCATAGTTTAACTCAGTATACGGATACTACAATCTATGATTCCAATAACTATGGAAGTCTGACGCAGTTAACTCCTAGTGGAGCAACATATGATCCTGTTACTGGAGAAATGGTAATCACCTCTGCTGGTCATAACTTAAGCACTTCTAGTAAGGTAAGTTTTGCTGATGACTCCTTTACATTTACTTGCAGTCAAGATGATAATGCGTCACAGCACACTTATCCTCGTTCAACTGACCCTGCATATAGAAGAGTTCTTTCTGTAACGGCAGTTTCTACAAATACCTTCACAGTAAATGTGGGCGTATCTCCTGCTGATCGTCAATATACTCATGTGTTTGTCAGTGCAGCAACAAATGCAGTCACTGTATTGGATTACACATCAGCAGATTGCGCTGATGTTAAGCAGACAATCCAAAATCTCATGGATATTGTTGTTGATACCTTAACTAATGCTAATCTTCCATCTCCGGTAGATTATCTTGGCACCGTAACTAAACTGTTCCCAGTCTACGAATTCTTAGGATCTTATGTAGATTCGTTTAGTGAAGTTCCTATTGAATTGACTGATGTCTTTAATAATGATGACATTGTATATGCCAATAAGTTTAATGTAAATGCTCAATATCGATTTAGAGATGCTGCAAATCTAATTCGTCTCAATAGAAAGGCAATTGTAGACAAGGCAGCTGTTGATATGATCAGCAGGTATCCTCATCTTGGTTTGAGTATGCCTAGAAACCAAGATGGTAGTGGAGCTGGTACTTTACGTTGTAAGACCGACTTAGGTCTTATCTTGGATGCTGTCGCTAATGACATTGAAGAAGGTGGAAATCTTAATCTTCTTACTGGTTTAGGTCTTTATTTTGGTGCTAATGATGAAATCTTACATGTAAGACTTCAGTTGGTAGAGGGTTGCTACGCACACGAAAGACTCGCATTCTACGCTAAACAAGCAGTAACAGGTGATATCGATTCCACTAACACTGATGCTGTTATTGTTGGTGATTGGGGAATCACAAATGATCCTGGAAATTGTGCAAATGTAACGAGTGCAATTGATGCTCTGATCGATCTTGCAAATATCTCTCTCGCTCCCACTGGGGATCGTTACCGAGATGCTGGTGATTTGCTTCTCTTCAATAAGGAATTTATTGCGGATGAAGCAACACTTCTTTTGGATGCAGCGTTTGCTTATCAGTTGGGTGTGGCATCTTACAATGCATTCTCTTATCCGGGCGGTATTTCTGTAGGTAGAGAAAATTGTAAGGATGATATTAAAGATATTATTGATAGTGTAATTGCTGACTTACTTACTGGAGGTAACTCCAATACAGTTAAAGCGATTGAATACTACATCACCTCTTCTAATGGTTTAAAACAGTTTGAAGATCAAATTCTTCCTGCCATGTATGCCTATCAACAGGTTAGATTCCTTGGTAAGAAAGCGATTCGCAACTTACTTGTTGGAATTGGAGATGGTGCTTCGGGAGATCAATATAGAGCACAATACACACCAGTAACTCCATATACTGATCTAACAATTACTGATGAGTCCGGTAACTCAACTTACAGTGATGATGATTGTGCGGATGTTATCAATGCGTTCGATAATCTTATAGATCTTATTATCGACACTCTTACACCAGGTGATACTGCTTCTCGCGCAGCGGGAAGAATGCTTCTCTTCAATGCGAACTATTATAGAGAAGAGATTACGAATGAAGTTAATGCTCAGTGGGGTTCTTCTTATTGGACTTACAATGATTTCCTTACGGAGATGCTTAACAACACCATTCATGATATGGTAACTACAGATAGCAGCAGTTATGTTACTGCTAGAACTGTAGAACTTGAAAATATTACTGGAACCTTTACTGTTGGCCAACCCGCATATAGCGGATCTAATAATCTTGGACTTGATACTGGTCGCACTAGCACCCTTGAGGTTGAAGTTCTTGAATGGTATCCCAAAACCAGCAAATTAGTTGTTCAGATAATCAGGGGTTCCAGTTTAACCGCTGGATATAGAATTCAGCAGGGTTCTAATTACGGAACAATCAAATCTACTTCTGGTGCTATTTCTACTGCATTCAACTACTACAAGACCATTGGTAATGTAGAAACGATTGAGAGTGCAAGATTAATTCAATCCAACGTTCAAGGTCAAGTTGTATTGAATAATCTCTTCACATATCCTGAAGATTTGAGTGTATCTGGTTTCACTAAAACTGCAATGGCATCAGTAGCATCTGATGCCTACCTCGCTCCTGATGACACCTTAACCGCAGATTCGGTTGCACCCGATGGTACAACTGCATACCATTTAGTCTCTAGAGATTATGTTTTAACTTCTTTCACTACATTTGATGCTGAAGGTAATAAATTTGACTCCTCTAACGAGACATTTGATACGGGTTCTGTGCAAGAAACGCAAACCTATACATTCTCTACTTTCATTAAAGATGTTACTCCTTCCGGTACACCTTTAGACAAGTGTAGATTCCAAGTTACTCTTGATCCTGGTGTTACAGCAAAAGAAGTTAAGTTTGATTTGGATCTTTCTGATGGTACATTTGGTAGCGTCTTTGCTGACACTGGAGCAACCGTTGAAGCATATGGATCTATTCCTTATGGTAATGGTTGGTATAGAGCATATATTACTCTTACATTCTCCTTTGGTATTGGATTACTTAGGACTGAAGTTTATCAGAAAAATAATGCTGGTGCGATTCAATTTGCTGGAGTTAGTCCACAATCACAAGCATATTGGGGATGGAAACTTGCTAAAGGCGGTTTGGATCCTTATGTATCTGTATCCGGCGAAACCTTCTATGCGGACAATGATTTCAACATTAAGAACTACATTATCGATGCAATTGAAGCATACTATGAACAGGCATTGGATCAAACTCTAACTACACCTTCACCTCTTGCTGGATTCCTTACATATACAGATACTGGTTTGCAGTCTCTTTATGACACTGATAGTTGGATGAGTGTTATCCGTCGTAACTTTGATATCATTAGAAATCAATTACTAAATGATTCCTTTATCACCACAATTGATACTCGTAGTGGCATCGTAGTTCCCACTAAGACATATGGAACTCGTAACATCCCTATTGGTGTTACCGGTCGTGTTCAACCTGCCGATAATATTATTGGTCTTGCTAGTGGAGCATATGGTGAGATTGCAAACATTCGAGAGAATGAAGCGAAGATTGTTAAAGTTTATCAAAGATTTAGAATTAATGGTGAGGTAACGGGTGAGGCACTTGAATTGGGTGAAGTTGTCACTTCTGGAGGTGCTTCCGGTACAATCTATGCTAAGTATTCGGATGAAAATAACACTTACTTTGATGTTGCCGTTACTGCTGGAACATTCGCTGTATTGAATATTATCACTGGAGCAAACAATTCCAGTACCGCTGAAATCGGTGCTATCGAAGATAGATTACAAGTCATCGGTAGACAAGGGCAATTTGATCAAGGAATTGAATTCAAAGGGTTCACTTCTGGTGCAACTGCAAATGTTGAGGAAATGCGTATCGCAGAATCTGCTGTATTGACAAATACTGGCGGTAAATTAACTGTAGATACTGAATCTCTCACGGGTCAGTTTGAGGTTACCTCTGTAGTTTATCCTCAAAGTATTAGTGAATACCTTGAGGTTAACAAATTTGCAGGTCTTGATGTTCAAGTTGGTGATAGAATTGCCTCTGATGGACATAGTAGATTACTCATCTCTGTGATTGACAGTAAGAATAATTTCCAAGTAGGTAACTATCTTTATAACGTAATTCAAGGTGTTCTGAAAGATGCAAATAACTACGGTATTATCACCGATTTAGATCTTGACAACAATTACATTTACGTTTCTATGGTTACTGGATCGTTCTCAAATGGTGATTATATTGGTGATTATTCTGATGGTGATACTCCGGTTGGTTTTGCTACTATTAGCGCAAAAGTTGACATTGCTGGTGCTGGTGCTGCTCTGGTAAGTGACATCAAAACTTCTGGTTTGTATAAGAGATTATATCTCACAGATGTTGTTGGAACATTTAGCAATAGAGATACGATTATTTCTGTTGATGATTACAAGGCAGCAGTTATTGTTCGTAAAGAATTACGCGCTCGCGTTAGAAGATTCTTCAGAGGATTTGATGGTACACAAACCGCCTTCAAACTCACTACGAACAATGGTGATCCTTACTTCCCAGATCCCGCAGGTCATATGTTGATCTTTGTTAATGGTATTTTACAACCGCCAGGAGCAACAAATGCATATACCGCATTCTCAGATTCAATTCAATTCCAAGAGGCACCTGAGATTGGATCGTCCTTCACTGGATTCTATGTTGGTAAACTTAGACAATTGGATGATATCTCATTCGACTTTGATTCCTTAAGACAATCCTTCAACCTCAAACGTGAGGGTACTTTCTACTCACTCACTCTAACTGAAGGTGTTCAGTCCTCTGTGATCAAACCCGAAAATAATATTATTGTTTCTCTTAACGGTGTTATTCAAGAACCAGGTGTTGGTTTCGAGATTGTTGGTTCTAGAATTATCTTCTCTGAAATTCCTAGATTCGGATCTACATTTGTAGCATTCTCTTATGTTGGATCTGATCAGGACGTTGAAGCAGCAGATATTATACCTCCTATCGAACCTGGCGATAATATTAGAATCGAAGGTGAGACTGAAGATCGTGAAGTTGCTGTTATTGAATCTTCCAATTCTTTGATCACATTCGATTATCTTGGATCTACTTTCGGTAAAGGTGCTCAAGCATCAGCGGTTCTAACTTCCGGAACTATCGATAAAGTTTCTGTTACTGCTGGAGGTTCTGGATATACTAGCAGACCAAATGTTAGAATTGACTCTATCAGCGGATTTGATGCTCAAATTAAAGCATTGGTTGGTGTTGGTGGTGTAGTTGTTTCATCCGCTGGAACTGGATATCTGGATCCTTCGGTTAATGTTGAATCATCAGTTCCTGATGATTGGACAGCACCTGACTTAAGTCTGTATGGTGAAGAAATCATTGATCCAGAGATCCTATAAATAACTAAAAAAGTAGATAGTAATGTCCAAGCAAGCACTTAATATTGGTTCTGCGCCAAACGACAACACGGGGGATACCCTCCGTGCTGGTGGCGATAAAATCAATGACAACTTTACTGAAATCTATGCTGCTTTAGGTAATGGAGCAGACATTCAAATTGATGTAACTAACGCTGGTGTTGGTCAGGTATTGAAGTATACTGGTACTTCTTTTATTGCATCTGACTATACTGCACTTACCGCAGCATTGGATGTTAATGGAAACTCCATTATTTCTTCTAGTGATGGAAATATAACAATTGCCCCAAATGGCACTGGTGACGTAACAATTAGTAATGGTAGTATTACGAATACTTTTGATGGCGCAACTGGTGATATTGATTTACCAACTAAAGTAAAATATAAAAATGAATATACGACATTAGGTGTTGCTCCATCTGCAGCAGCCTATCCTGGTTATTTCTTTACTGTTGACGGAGACGACACACCTTATGTAAATATGAACATCACAGCAGGTGGTGTTGGTGATACTAGGGTTGGTTTGTTAACTCAATATACTAGTGTTGGTGATCTTACCGACATTGATATTGCAACAACTCCTCCCACAAATAACCAAGTATTAAAATGGGATGGCACCAATTGGGTTCCTGGCGATGATAATGCTGGTGTATCTAGTATCACTAGTTTTGCTACTATAAATGCTGATACGGGCACTACAACAGCATCTAGCGAAACGGATGCCCTTACTATTGCAGGTGGTACGAATATCTCAACTACAATTGCTGGTGACACAGTAACTGTTGCATTTACAGGAACATTAACTACTACTTTAGCGGCACTTACAGATACTGATGTTTCTGGTATTACTCAGGGCGACTCTTTGTATTGGAGTGGCGCTAATTGGGTAGTTACTCGCAGTCCAATGACATGGTGGGAACTGAATGCTGATGGTATTTCATCTTATACTTTTAGTGGACCTGGATTTACAGGTACAGCTTCCGACCCCACACTTTATGTTATGCGTGGAATGACATATGCATTTGATAATTCCGTTAATGGTGGTGCTCATCCATTTAGAATTCAATCGACTAGCGGTCTGACTGGAACCCCATATACGGATGGTCAAACTGGAACAGGTTCTAATGTTTTATATTGGACTGTTCCAATGGATGCTCCTACTACCTTATATTATCAGTGTACGCTTCACACTTTAATGAATGGCACAATCACCGTTGTAAGTTAATAAAAAATGGCAAGAACAGTTCCTGGATCTGGTGCAGTCATTGAACCGATTTTCAATGATGAGTTCGGCGTTAGAGCAGTAAAAGTAATCAATGGGGGTTCAGAATACGATAGTTCTGATCCTCCCAGACTTACGGTGACTGGTTGTGGTACACCCGTTGCAGAGTCACTTTTATATCCCATCATTGACGATGTTTCTGGAAGAATCACTCATGTTAGGGTATTAGAATCTGGTAAAGGGTATGACCCATTAAGACTTTCAATTATTCCAGAACAGGATACACCAAACGTAGTATCTACTTTCAATATTAATAGAATTTGGCAGTCAAATCCAAACTCTGCAACTTCCGGTGTATTTTTAATCAATAATGGTGATGTTACTGATAGATTAACAATTACTTCCGACAATCATCCTAAACCGGTAAATTACGGAACGGAAAGAGAACCGGGTGGAGGACCATTAGTAGATCAGACCTTTAGTAGACAATTTGTTTATAGAGGAGGTAAGGATGTTCCTTACAGTGGAGATAGACCTATTGAATTAAATAAACCTATTGGTGTTATGTCCAATGGTGTTCTTTTACATACACCCGATTGGGGTTCTGTTGGAGGACCACCTGCTGCATTTAATTTTGATATCATCCCTCACGATTTTCTTCTGAATACTGACACTTATGATGCTGTAGTTAGAAATAATCAATACTATTATCATACTAACAAATTAATTAATCAATTTGATGATGCTGGAGGTGTTTTTGAAAACGGATTTAAACAGCAATTCACATGGACAGTAAAAACTGAGCATGATAATATTCTTGTTCATATCAATAATATTGATGAAACTTTAAATCCAATAGAAGAAGGTAGATTAGTAGAGAGAGTTGGCGAAGGAGTTGTTAGGGGACAAATCGCTAAAATTATTCGTGTTAATGGTGTTATTGATAGGTTATATTTAAGATCTGTAGTTGGAGAATTTGCTGACGGAGATCAATTATTGGGATCTACAGGTTTCAGTGCTACGGTCAGACAAGATCCGATTACTTTCCCTAACGGATTGTTTTATATTGAATTTGGACCAGATTCTCATGAGTTTGGAAATTTCATCCCAAATACTTATTATCTGGCACCAACAGACATCAGAGTTCAGAGAAATTATCAAATTATTTGGGATCAGTCAGACTCATCTAATCAACCATCAGCACATCATACTCAAGGGCATCCTATGCGCTTCAGTACGACCCCTGACGGTGCTTTAAACCCAACTCCTGGTACTTTATACTACGATTCGACAGGAGCGTCTGGAGCACCAGCAGCGGACTATGAGAATGAGTTCCGGCCGGTGTTTATTATGAACGCTGATGAGACTAATATAATTTATTATTATTGCGGATATCACAGACACATGTCTGGATATGATGGGGATGAGGGATATATGATCCTCAGTCCTGAGATTGATGACGAACCTTTACCGAATAATTATTACATTACGGATTATTATCTCGATGGATCTAGTTTTGATTACTCTAGGCATGTAACCGGACACTCTAGAATTCTTGGTGTATCTTATGATGGATATCCGATTTATGGTCAATGGGGATATGATTCTACCGGTCAAGTTCGCAGAGAAACATCCTCATATAGATTAAAAAATACGAATGAAGTTGATGGTCAAAGAGCTTCTATAACTACAACAGGGACAGTAAACTACACTGTTACAGTATCAAATGGTAAGTTTGCAATAGATGGATCCGTTCCTCCATTCTTGCAACTGGACAGGGGAAAGACTTACATTTTTAATCAAGATGCTCTTGCAAGTCCCGTCTTGTTTGCTTTACAGGAAGATGGATGGCATATTGGCAATCCTCCCGATATCGGAAATACCCAATACTTATTCCAAGATGGAATTAGATATTTTATCGATAATGTTGAGACTACCTATCTTGCATATGTTCAAGGATTTGCTGGAGCGACTAATAAAAGACTTGAATTTACTCCAAAGATAAATTCTCCCAGACTTTTATATGTCATATCCTATACTAATCCTGAATATGGATTTAGATGTGTTCAGGATGGATATCCTTTGGGATCTTTTGTTCAAGATTATATTTTTGAGGATGGATTAGGTACTTTAGATAGACATAACGGTAGATTTGCAGTCACTCCAGATTATCCAAACGGAACTTATGCATATTTTATGTCTACTGATTCTAGCGATAATCCGGTTTATCCGTATGTAATTGGTCCTGAATTTTATGGAGAACCGTATCATTCCGATGGAGAATTACCCGCAATTACAAATGTGTTTCCTGACGGTGCAAAGGGTGAAGTTGTCTTAAATCCAGATGGATCTGTTGGATATGTCAAAATGGTTAGAAGTGGAGATGGGTATTTTGGTCCAGCAAAAGCAAAAATTATTGGTGGTGAGGGATCTGGTGCAACAGCAGTTCCGACAGTACAAACAATTACCGGTCTAACTCTTTTACAGGAGGGTCGGGAGTTTGCAACCCCCCCAACTCTTATTTTTGAAGGTGGTGGTGGTGGACAAGGTGCTAGAGGTAGGGCACAAGTTAATTCAAACGGAAAGGTTACTAGTATTAATATAGTTGATGAAGGTGAATTTTATCAGCAAGCACCTTACATCTTAATCACTGGTGGTGGGGGCATTGGTGCTAAAGCAGTCGCTAGAATTGATCAGGGTGTGATTGTTGGAATTGATGTTACAGATCCAGGTGAAGGGTATGTCAATCCTCCTAATATCATCTTCACTAAACTTGTTAACTTAAAGAGAACTATCAGTAATAGACAATCTTATAATTCTACGCCAAATTATTTGACTGGACTGCTGAGAGATGCAAGTAGTAGTGATACGACATTATATGTTGATAGTACAGATGCATATCCTGGATCTGGTAATTTGATTATTGGTAGAGAAACTGTCTCATATACGTCCAAATCTAGAGAAAGATTCTTTAATGTTACTAGAGGTAAAAACTTTAAGTATGATCAAAGGGTTATCTTAGATGCTAATCAAAATAATAATGATGGAGATTCTACTTATCAGTTCAATGTAAATGATAGGGTAATTAGAAGAATTGAAAATGAAAATAATAAAATTGCCAAAGTATATGATTGGAATGCCACTACTAGAGAACTTCTGGTTACTTTTGAGGTTGATGAATTAGCATTCATTGATGCTGGTATTCCAACTACAGAAGATGCTATTGTTCAGTTTGACGCTGGAGTATCTACTTCTGCTACTGGAGGATTTGATCCCCATGTTATATTGGAATCTGTAGGTGATAATATTATTACCTTGTCAGAACCCATTGGATTTCTTGAGGATCGTAAATTTGAAGACGATGATGAACTTGATGGTGTAGGTGATGGTATTGCTGATTTGGTAAATACTGGAACTGATTATGAAAATCAGATTAGACTTGATGGTGGTCTTTATAATTCATTATATGGTATTGAAGAAACCATTGGCGGACAAAACACAACCTTATTCCAAGTTGGTGATCAGGTAAAAGATGCATCAATTCCGTTTAGATATGCCACCATTACTGCGGCTGGCGGATTAAATGAAGGTATTCCTCATGAAGTAACTATTTCTGTAGTTCTGGATTTGGCTAGTGGAAATGGATCAAACTATTTCCCAGAAGAAGTTGTTACTGGAGATGTTTCTGGTGTAAGGGGAACCGTAACTAGTTGGAATCCTTCTAGTGGAGTTCTTCTTGTTAGAGGAATTATTCCGTTTGACACTACCAATCTCAATGTTGGTGTTAATGGCGTCTTATATAAATTCTCCGATGGTGGAACTATCATTGATTTTATTGTTCAAAATCCCGGCAATGATTATTCTGCAACCCCATCAATTTCTGTTGAGAATGCAGGAGATATCCAAGCAACAGCAACTGCTGTAATGACAACTGCAGGTGATCAGATTGCATCGGTCACCGTAAATAATGGCGGATATGGTTATCAGCAGTATACTGATGGTACATATAATTCGCGCCCAACCATTACGGTTACTAATGATTCTGGGGATTCTACTGGTAATGGTGCAGTGATTCAAGCAATTCTTGGGGGAGAATTGCTCAACGGATCTAATGGCGCAAGTTACAGAATCAAGCGTCTTGAATTCAATACTGAAATTAGATCCGAGTAACCTGAATAAATAAACAAGAGGAAACACTCCTACAAGGTAAATGGCAGCTCTATTAACTGATCAATTTAGAATTTTTTCTGCGAGGAAATTTATTAAAGCTCTTGAAGGTCCTATCGCGACACAAAGCGATACGGCAGCGGGTACAACGAGAGATCGTCTGTACATCTTCATCGGCCGTCCCCAATCATGGGATAATGAAAACGCTCCACCACAAGCGGTAGATTCCTTCTCAGAATTTTCCGGTTCTTACGACGACATGATCTCTTTGAAGCGAGTTCTCGCTTCAGATACAGTTCAGGTTTGTCGTAGGATTGACTGGGTTTCACCCGAACAAACTACGGGCGGTCTAGGTTTTACCTATGACATGTATAGGCATGACTATTCTCCTAGTAAAACTGCTTCTTCAGGTGCTACTAAGTTATATGATTCTGACTTTTATGTTGTAAACTCACAGTATCAAGTTTATAAGTGTATTTTTAATGGCACTTCTCCGTCTGATCCGAACGGTAAACCGTCAACAGTTGAACCGACTGGTACTTCTACTTCTATTATCACTACTTCTGATGGTTATCGCTGGAAATATCTTTACACCATCCCTGTTGCTTCTGTTCTGAAATTCTTTTCTAATGATTACATGCCCGTTCTTGAGAACGACGCTGTTAGAACAAATGCTGTTGCTGGCGAAGTAGACACTGTTGTAATTACTGCCGCTGGATCTGGTTACAATAATGGCACATATGATAATGTCGCAATTAACGGTGATGGTACTGGTGGTCGTGTTTCCATCGTAGTTGATGGTGGTAAAATTATTTCCGCTACTGTGACTTCTGGTGGTACTGGTTATACCTTCGGTAAAATCAGTGTTGATAATATTACTGGTATTGGTACTGGTACTAGTGGTCAGGTTGATGTTATTATCCCACCCCCAAGTGGTCATGGTTATGATCCTATCATGGAATTGGGTGCTTTCCGTGTCATGATCAATGCTAAGTTGTCTTATGCTGAAGGTGCTGGTGACTTCCCCGTTGATAATGACTACCGTCGTATTGGTTTAATTACCAATCCTAAAAAGTTTGGTACTGAAGAATTGATTTCCGACCTTACTGTTTCTGCTGCAAAGGCAGTTATTTTCCCACCTTCTTTTCAAGGTAACTATACTCCCGATGAAATTATCACTCAAAGTAGAGTTGTTGGTGGTGTAAACGTTACTGCTCGTGCCCGCGTAGTTTCTTGGAATGCCACAACTAAAGTTCTGAAATATTATCAGAATGCTATTGATGGTATTTTTCCAGAAGTTACTGGTACTCTTAATGAGTTTGATGGTTCTAATGTAATTAATGGCGCAACTTCTGGTGCCGCTGGTCAACCAGATGTTAATTTTCCCGCTGTACCAAACTCTTCTTCTAGAACTATTAATAATACTGAATATGACTTGGGTATGAAGTTTAATAATGGTTATGCAAAACCTGAGATTAAGTCAAATGATGGTCAGATTATTTACATAGATAATAGAAGAGCAATCGGTCGTGCAAATGACCAAATCGAAGATATTAAAATCGTAATCGAATTCTAATGGCACAGAACACCAATCTCAATGTAACCCCCTATTACGACGATTTCGATAAGGATAAAAACTTTTATCGAGTGCTTTATCGTCCTGGTTATCCTATTCAGGCTAGAGAACTAACGACGATGCAGAGTATTCTGCAGAATCAGATTGAAAATATGGGTTCTCACCTGTTTAAGGATGGTTCTATGGTCATTCCGGGTCAAATCGGATATGACATTAGTGTTCAGGCAATTATGTTGCAAGAATCGTTTCTTGGTGCCAACGTAGAAGAATATAGATCGCAGTTAAATGATAAAATTATCACTGGATTGACATCTGGTGTAAAAGCAAAAGTTTTATTTAGTGTATCTGCCACAGAGTCTGATAAGGGTTATATTACATTATATGTTAAGTATATTGAATCTGGTGGTGATGATAATAATCAAGATACCTTTAGAAATAACGAACAATTAATCACTGATAATGAAATCACTTTTGGAACTACTCTAATTGAAGTTGGTTCTCCCTTTGCTCAGTTGCTTCCTACTGATGCACTTCAAACTGGATCTGTTGCATATGTCCAAGATGGTGTATATTTCATTAGAGGATTCTTTGTAGACGTACCATATCAGTATATCCTGTTGGATCAGTATGGAACCAATCCGAAGTACAGAGTTGGACTTGAAATTCTTGAGTCTATTGTTACACCAGAAGACGACCTTAGTCTTAACGATAACGCTGCTGGAACATCTAACTATGCTGCTCCTGGTTCTCATAGATTTAGAATCACAACAAAACTGATTAAAAAACTGCTAACGGATGATGCAGATAAAGATTTTATTGAACTACTGAGAATCAATGGTAATAAAATTGAGAAACTGGTAGATCGTAGTGCTTATGATGAACTTGAGAAATCTATTGCTCTCAGAACATATGAAGAATCTGGTAACTACGTTTTAGACGAATTCCAGTTCACGATGAGAGATTCTGTGAATAACGGATATAATAATGGTGTATATGAAGATGGAGTGACAACAGCACAAGGTAATGTTGCAAGTTCTGATATGTATGCTTTGGAGTTAAGTCCGGGTACTGCATATGTCAAGGGGTATCGTGTTAGAAATCTATCTCCAGCATATATTGACATTCCGAAGTCTAGAAATGTAAATTCACAGCAAAATGCTGTTGTTGGTTTTGAATTGGGGAATTATTCTCATGTTAGTAACATTTACGGATTTCCAAATGTTTCTGGTTCTACTATCACTAACAATTATCAAGTTGTAGAACTTTATGATGATTTTACCGCTACACCTGGTGATGCCAATGGTAATATTATTGGTTATGCTAGGGTAGCTTCTTGCGAATTTGTAGCTACACCCGATGCAACTTTTGGTAATACCGATGATAGATATAAACTGAATCTGTTTGATGTGCAGATGATCACCGTCATGAGACTTGGTGGTGCGGCAAGTCTTTCAGCAGGTTCTTTGATCGTTGGTAAATCTTCTGGTGCCAGAGCATACATCATTGATAATGTAATTGCTAGTCAGAATGTATCCGTTTATCAAATTGAAGGTGCATTCCAAGCAGGAGAGATGCTCACCGTAGATGGTTTGAATATCAATACCGTTGATTTCATGCATCAGTATTTGTATTCTGATGTTAGGTCTTATATTTCTAGAGATGAAGCAACTACTAATATCGAATTCACTTCTGATATTGTTTTAGATAATATTTCTATTGTCAAAGGTATTTCTTTTACCTACGATGCTACTGGAGGTTCCGAGACTATTGTTGGTCTCCAATCAAACTTTGCCACAGATTTAAGACCCGGTGATAGAATCTTCTTTAATGAGACTCAATATGTTACTGTAGATTCTATCAATCCCGCTAGTTTGAATACATCAAACATGAATACTGTGTTTGACTATGCAAACCAGAGTGTAAATGTTACGCCGCCAGGTGGTGCTGAATCACCCGCTGCAGGAACTTATACTGCTCTCTTGAGATATAGAGGTAAATTAACTGATGTTAAAGATGCTAACCTTCTTACCGAAATGCCAAGAAGTTTCGTTAAGAGTATTTCGGACGAGTCTATGGTCGTTAGAAGAACGTTTGATTCTCAGACTGTTGCTTCCAACTCAATTTCAATTACTCTTCCGGAAGGAGAGAGTTTCTCTTCAATTACAGATGCCAACTATACGTTTACTGTAATGGGTAGTACCAACAGCACTTACCCAGTTGGAGATCAAATTCCTATTGATACTATTAACTCAGGTGCATTTGGGTATACTTCATTCACATCTGCAGATCGCACAACGCTTCAGATTGATAATCTGACACAGATTACTTCAGTAAAGGTTACTGCTACCTTATCTAAAGACACTACGCAGAGAAAAACTAAATCTCCTGCAAAAATGTTTGTCATGAAGGTTAATAAGACAGTTGAAAACAAAGCGAAACAAAATTATAATTTAACATATTCCAACTTATATGGAACTAGAATCGAAGACCAGAAACTTTCTCTTGGAACTATCGATGCCTATGGTGTTCATGCTGTATATGAATCTTTGGATGATGATGATCCTGTAATTCCATCAGTAACTTTGGTTGAACCTGTCTTCTTTGCGACCGGAGAAATTGTTGTTGGAAGAACATCTAAAGCTAGAGCAAGAGTTGTTGATTTTAACTCAAGCACCTTAAAACTCACATTGATTTACCTCTCCGGTACATTGCAACTTGGTGAGACTCTCGATGGTAAAGATAGTAATGGTTCTGATATTAGTGCAATTATCAATGATGCTGAAGGTTCAGTTGTTCTTGGATCTAAAGTAATCACCGATAGGTATAATTTAGATAATGGTCAAACAGGTTTCATGTATGGAACTTCCTCTCTCGTGAGGAAGAATGGTGTTGCAACACCTACCAGAAAAATAAAAGTTGTTCTTGACTTCTATAATCATTCTGCCACAGGTGATTATTTTAGTGGTCAGTCTTATCTTGAAACTGACTACGCTGATGTTTCTTTCTTTGGTGAGAAATTCTTAGGTGATTATCTTGATTTTAGACCAGGATCGAAAAAACTGTATAGCGGTTCTGGTACTGTTTCTTCTCCAGCATTTGTTAATCAAAGATCTTTTGATTTCAAGGCAAGAAGTTTCCCAACAGCAGGAACACCACCAGCAACTATCTTAGATATTCCTAAACTAAACAGTGTATTCAGATGTGACTTTAACTGGTATCTCTCCAGAATTGATAAAGTTTTCATGCTTCCCACCGGAGAATTCCAAGTAATTACAGGTAAACCAGCAGAGAGACCGGATATTCCTGACGATATTGTTGATGGTATGTTGCTTGCAACATTGACCCATAGACCCTACGGATTTGAACCTCATGCGGATACCGTAATTAGAAAATCAACCAATAAGCGTTATACTATGCGCGATATTGGTGCTATTGAAAAGCGTCTTTCTAATGTTGAGTATTACACTTCACTCAATATGCTTGAGTCTGATACATTCAATACTCAAATCACAGATTCTAGTGGTAAAAATAGATTCAAAAATGGATTTATGGTTGATGACTTTACCGATCATAGTAAGAGTGCTGTTAACAGTCAAGATTATAGAGTATCGATTGATTTAGTTACTGGTGAGTGTAGACCATCTCACTATACAACTAACGTTCCTCTTGTTTTAAACGAAACTCTTTCTACTGGATATCAAAAGACAGGTGATATCATCACACTTCCTTATACTGAGGAGTTGATTATTGAGCAAACTTATGCATCTAGATTAGAGAATGTCAACCCATTCAATGTGTTTGCTTATATTGGTCGTATTGATTTGTCTCCATCTTCCGATGATTGGGTAGAAACAGAGCAGGCAGCAGATAATGTTATTAGTATGGAGGGCGATTTCCAATCTACCCTTAGCGAGATGAATGCAGATCAAAATGGATTTGCTCCTACTGTATGGGGTTCATGGACGAATAGTGGTCAACCTGTTCAAACTACCACCACCGGTCCTGCATTCCGCTCTGGAAGAAGAAATTCACTTCCTGGAGGATGGGGTCGTGCAATTGACCAAAATACAACGATTACAACATCACAAAATCAGACCAGAACTGGTATTAGAACACAAGTTGTTGCGAGACTTGATAGGGAATCTATCGG